GACCACGGTTCCTGAACCCTCGACGATGAAGTGATAGTGCTCCTTGTCGAGCTCGGATGCTCGATAGGCGCCGGCACTCCAATGCGCGATGATACGCGACATCTTCACCGGCTGGAGCCATTCCAGCGGTAGGCGGTATTTCATAGCAATGTCCTTGTGTGGTTAGTGAACGTAGTATCTATCGAGCGGTCGGCTCTGACGGGCATCGATCGCGCAAAATTTACGGAAGGCGCCTACTTCCAGCCATCTTGTTTCTGTCGAAGTGATAGCGATTCAACACATACAATTCCGGCTTCAAAAATGACCAAAGTACTGCCGCAAAGCCCCTGGCTTCTCGTTGGAACCATGCTGCTGCAACTGCTGGCCAGCGCACCAGCCATCGCCTCAACATGCCAACAAGGGACGCTCGTTCCGGTGGGAGGCGGCCGTCATGGCATAGAGATCGACAATGCGTGGTCGGGCGCCACCGTCACGTTTGACGCAATTGCCCGCGGCAAGATGATCTACTTCGGGTACTACGACGCAGAGCGATGGCTAACAGTTGCTGAACTCGATCCAGCTTCCGGCGTTGTGTGCCGCTCCCGGCTTCCCTCCCAATTCGGAGGCTGGGATAGCCACAACAGTGTGGCTCTCGCTTTTGACGGCAATGGACAGCTTCAAGTCGCTGGCAACATGCACGCGAGCCCTCTCGTTTATGGTGCTGCCGCCAGTTCGGACAGCATATCCGACATGTCCCTGTCCCCGATGGTTGGCCGCGATGAGGACAAGGCCACGTATCCCAACTTCATCAACGATCCGGACGGTAAGCTGTATTTCGCATATCGAAGCGGCGTGAGCGGAAACGGCGATTGGTTCGTCAATGTGCGTGACGGTCAGACGTGGAAACGAGCGCTGGAAGGCCCAGTATTTTCCTCGACCTGGGAGGGTTCGCCGACAAATGCCTATCCGACGGTGTTTCGGGTATTCCAGGACGGCTATGTGCACATCGCTATCATCTGGCGTCGCACCCCTGACGTCGCCAGCAATTATGCAATCACCTACGCTCGCACGCATGATTTCGTTCACTGGGAGGACCACGAAGGGCGACCAATTACGCCCCCGCTGGATCCTGGCAATAGCGACGTGATCGAAGTTACCGGTGAGGGCCAAGGGCTGGTCAATCTCGCTCGGGTGAGCATCTCAACCGCCGGCAAGCCTCTCATTGCCTATACTCGGTACGGCCCCGACGGGAAAAACAGCCTCTTTCTGGCGTCTCCGTCTGGTGATGGTTGGCATCGCTCCATTGTCGCGACGGCGGAGCAACAAACGGTCATTGCCGGTGGCGGGACAGTGCCAAATCTCCCGGCCTTCGGTGACCCGGATGTGAGCCGCGGTACATTGGGAAGCATAGACATTGCTTTTCCAGGAGAAGCGCGAAAGCGCATCTTCTTCGACACGGATACACTCAATGTTGTCAGCCGTCCGGAGGCACAAGCCAACCCTATAGCAGCGCGCCCACTGAACGTATCACCGCCCAGTGGCCTGGTCGAAGTTCGCAAGAACTCTCGCAGCGTCAGGGTTGATGGAGTTGCGGGGAAGCTGGCCGGCTCAATTGTCTACTTCTCGCAAGGAATAAATCGCGACAAGGCGCGGGAATGCACCTCCTCGCAGCCGACGGCCTGCAACCCTCCTCCCTCACCACTTATCTTCGTGCCGTAGCGCATAGCGCAATTGAGTTGCGGCAACGGCGGCGATCAAATACTCACCATCGGGGCAATAATCGGGGCTGAGCATCGATGAAGGAAAAATTGAGGCGTCTTTTCGGGCCAAAGCAGAAAAGGACCCGAAACGTTGTATACACCTGTATGTTCGGCCACTCGGAGCATTTCGAGGACCGAGACTACGGAGACCGGAACGTCGACTATATCTGCTTTACCGACGACGCCGAGCTGGCCCCCAAAAACTGGCAACCGATCCTGGTTCAGCATCCAACTATGGATCCGGCGAGGTTCTCGAAGAGACATAAGCATCTGCCGCACCTCCACCTGGCCGGATACGAGAGGAGCATTTACGTCGACAACACTGTTAAGCTGAAGGTCGAGCCCTCATCCATTTTCGAGCGGTACGCCGACGACAGCCTCGTGATGTTTAAGCACCCCCGCAGAGAATGTGTCTACGAGGAGGCTGTTGCCGTCTCTCGGTATCAACTCGATGATCCCGCCATCGTTCAGCGCCAAATGGAGGTCTATAAAAAGTCAGGATATCCGGAGAAGAATGGGTTGAACGCCGCCGGGTTTCTTCTCAGGACCCATGCGAATGAAAGTGTCGCGAAAGCCATGCTGGAGTGGCATTCGCAGTTGCTTCTCTATTCCAAGCGGGATCAACTCGGCTGGAACTTCGCGGCATGGGCCACAGGTGTGGCATTCACGACAGTAGACGAGGATGTGCACAATAATTCAATCTTCGACTGGCCGGCCCTCACCAACCCGGTTCGAGTGCCCCGCGACTTCGACAACGAGCGCTATCTGTCGCTCAACGAGGACGTAAGGCAGTTGGACATCGATCCCAGGAAACACTACCTGCACTTCGGCCATGCCGAAGGTCGGAAGTATCGATGAACCTGCCGCACAGGAATCGGTTGCCGAGAACAAGGTCGATCAATAAGACAATTCCCACGTCTGAGACGTTGCAATTCAGGGGAACGAAAATGACAGATCGCATGACCGCAGAGGCGGCATTCAAAGTTTCAGCATCGAATGCCGGCGCGAAATGGCCCTCTCGACAGGAAGGTTCGCGGCTAAGCGAGATCTGTACGCCGGTCACGACCTCGAACTTCACTCTGGTCCCAGGCGAGTCTATCTTCACCATTGGATCGTGCTTCGCTCGCAATATCGAAGTTGCCCTCAAGCAAAACGGCTACGAGGTACCAGCGCTCGAATTTAGCGCTCCGAAAGAGGAACTCTGGCTCGGCACGAAAATGACGTCCGGCCTGCTCAACAAGTACACCCCTCATTCGATGTTGAACGAGGTCCAGTTCGCATTCGGCAACACGACCGGAGAAGAATTCCTCGTGCCGGAGTCGGAGGGCTTGTACATTGATACCCAGCTTCACACGAACGTCGCTGTAAGTCTCGAGCGAGGGATCGAGCGGAGAGCCCAGGTAAGGGAACTTTATCGTTCGGCTATCAAGGACTGCAGGGTCATCGTGGTGACGTTGGGCTTGATTGAGGCCTGGTTTGATAGTGATTCGGGGAGATACTTGAACGAAACGCCTCTGAGTAAGATGGTAAGAAATAACTCGGGCCGTTTCCAATTCGAAGTTCTTTCCCCAGAGAATACGATCGATACTGTTCTAGAAACCCTACGGATTATGAAGGCCAACGGGCATCCGGAGCAGAGAGTTCTTTTGACCGTCTCCCCTGTACCTCTTCAGCGAACCTTCACCGCAGACGATGTGATAGTCGCCAATACATATTCGAAGGCTGTGTTGCGCGTCGCAGCACATAAAGCTGTTTCCGCGCTAGACTGGGTAAACTATTATCCAAGCTTTGAGAGCGTTACACTTTCTCACCCGAACGTTGCTTGGGAGGACGATCTCGTCCACGTGCGCAACGAAGCGATCTTTGCGAACGTACAAAGAATGCTTGCCCTCTATAGCCAATAACGCGACTGCAGGCCCCTGAAATCATTAGCAAAATTGTCTACTGCAAGTTGCACAACTATATCTGCTGGTCGCACGAGGCCGGCAGAAGGCAATATTTCATTTGTGCACAACCCTCCCCTTTGCTAGGGCACAACCGAATACGCCACTATTCTTTTTCAACCGGGGCATTGAAATAATGAACGACCGGGAGTTGTTAAAACGTTCTCCTCTTTTTGATTCTGAATTTTATCGCACTCAATACCGCGACGTGGACATGATTGGGATGGACCCAATCGAGCACTATCTTTGGATGGGCTGGAAGCTGTCTCGCGATCCGTCTTTCGAGTTCTCCACGACCGCCTATCTCAAGGACAACCCAGACATCGCTCATAAGGGCAAGAACCCGCTCGTGCACTACGAGCGGCACGGTCGCCGGGAAAAGCGCAAGGTTCAGCTTTCCTCCCAATACATCCTCAAACTGCGTGAAATGAGGAAGCGGGCTGAGGCAGACCAGCAAACCCGCGTAAGCATCATCATGCCCGCCTACAACCGCGAGGCGACTATCGCCCGGTCGATTGAATCGGTGGTCGCCCAAACCTATAGGAATTGGGAGCTTCTCATCGTTGACGACGGTAGTACCGACAAGACGGCAGAGGTTGTCCAGAAGTACCTCTCGGACCGGCGAGTTCATCTGCTGAAAGGACCACACACCGGCGTCAGTGCCGCGCGAAACGTCGGCCTCAAAGCTGCTAGATCGCCCATCATAGCCTATCTGGATTCGGATAACGTTTGGTTCCCACACTACCTCGGTAAGATGGTGGGGTTCATGACCGAAACCAAATCTGACGTCGCGTACGCTCAGGACGAGGTGGTGAATGATACCGACCGCGTTATCCGCGGGCAGCCTTTCGATGGCGAGAAACTGCTCAAAGGCAACTACATCGATCTCAACGTGTATTGCCACACTCGGCATCTCTATGTGATGCACGGCGGCTTCGATGAGAAGTTGCGTCGAATGGTCGATTGGGATCTGATCATCCGCCAGACCATGAAGGCGTCAAAGATCGGCTACGCCCCGTTCGTTGGCTGCGAATATACGAACACGGAAACTGACAAGAACCGGATCTCCGTAAAGGAGTTCCGTGCATTCCGCCGCGTGGTTGTCGCGAAGGCGAAGGCTGACGGTGACCGGTCGAAGATTGCGGAGAACATATCTCTCAACTTTGCGATCAAGGTCCCGGCACCTTACGAAAAGCGCCAGGAATGGGGCGACTTCCACTACGCGGATTCGTTGGCCGGTTCATTGACCAGAATGGGGCACAAAGTACGCATCGACTTCCATGGCAAATGGGACAGACCCCGGCCTGAAGAAGACGACGTGGTCATAGCCATTCGCGGGCTCACTCAGTACAAGCCGCTGTCCGGGCATATCAACATCCTCTGGAACATCAGCCATCCGGATCAGATTTCGTTTGAGGAATACGAATCCTTTGACGTCGCCTATATCGCCTCGCTCAGCTATGCGGCCTTCCTAAAGGCCACCAGCAACGCCAAAGCCAAGGCCCTCCTGCAAGCCACCGACGTCCATCGGTTCAACCCGACCCGCAAGGCTCCCGAAGTTCCGGCCGATATCCTCTTCGTCGGCAACTCTCGAAACGAGTATCGCGATATCGTCCGTTGGGCGGTCGCCGAAAAGGTCGACCTTTCGGTCTACGGCACGCGTTGGGAACAGTTCATTCCTTCGGCTTACATCAAGGGCACCAACGTCCCGAACAAGGAACTCGGTGGCCACTATCATTCTGCAAGAATGGTGCTGAACGACCATTGGCCGTCCATGCGTGACTTCGGCTTTATTTCCAACCGGATTTTCGATGTCCTGTCGGCCGGCGGTATCGTCGTTTCCGATAGAGTGCCGGCCATCAGCTATGTCTTCGGCGACGCGGTCAAACAGATCAGCAGCCAAGAGGACCTCGCCAAGGCTGTAAAGAACGGTCATCGCGTCGATCATCTCGCTCTGAGCCAGGATGTCTCACTGGCGCATAGCTTCGACCACCGCGCAAAGACAATTCTGTCCGACATCTACAACCTCTTGGCCATCGAACACGCGCCTATGGCCTCTCCTTTCGTCCCGCGCGGCAAAAAGATGACCGTCAATGCGGTGGTTCGGCAGGATCGCGAATTCCCGCAGAGCAGCGCGTTCATCCGCCTTCTGTGCCCCCTCACAACCGATTTGGCTTTCGGCGAAGTCGATTTCCAACTCGTCCCGGCTCGATCCGCTGTTGATAGCAGGCGGGCAGACGTTACCATCGTTCAGCGGACAGCTTTCGATACCCTCGAGGAGGCACAAGCATTGCTGGCGCAGGTCCGTACCCGCGGAAGCAAGCTCATCACCGACAATGACGACGCCTTCTGCTACCTCGACGAGGAACATGCAGAGTTCGATCTCTATAGGCCCCGCATCGCCGGCCTCGACCTCTTGCTAGACAATGCCGACGCGAACTGGGTCTCCACGGACGTTCTGCGGGATGCATACTCGCATCTGGCGAAGAAGCCGATCGTCATGGAAAATGCGATCGACCCCAGGCTGTGGCGCGACTACCGTAGGCCTCCGGCGAAGAAGAACGAGGTTCCGACCCTCGTTTATGCTGGTACGGCCACACATGACGCCGATTTCGAGATGATCGCCGAGGCGCTGGACCAGGTGGCACAAAATCACCAGTTCAAGCTGACCATCATCGGCGCCGTCAGGAACCCACCGAAACGAGACTGGATCAAAGTCCTGCCGCCACCGCGCACGGCCCAGTCGTATCCACACTTCGTTCGATGGTTCCGAGAACAAGGCCCGTTTGATCTCGGCCTCGCCCCGCTCAAAAGCAACCGGTTCAATGACGCGAAATCTGACCTCAAACTCCTCGACTATGGTGCCCTCGGCATTCTCCCGGTGGTCTCCAAGGGTCCGTCGTATAGCCAGACCGTGAGCCGCTCAGGTGGCGGCGTCCTCGTCGATAACACCGTCGAAGCATGGGCGAGCGAACTGAGCAGACTGATAGGTGACCTGGAAACCGGCGCTGACGCCCGAACCGCTGCTGAACGGTACTGCTACGAAGATCGCAACGTCACCAACGCGTACAGCAACATGCGCGCCAGTCTCTTCGCGATCTAACCCGATAATCTGGCGCCGTCTCACAACCGGCGCCAGCCAATATCATGCCCTCTCAAATACGCCGCTTCTAACGCTTCGCAGCACAGCACGCGTAGATGCGTTGTTTTTCACGAACTGCCCAGGGTTGGATGCGTCGATTTCGAGCAGATCGCCGAAGTTGATCGTCGGCGCGCCGTTGATGATGACATCGGCAACTCCGAAAAGCCCCCTCGTCTTCACCCTACCCGCTCCGCCGGTGACGATGTCATCGCCATAAGCGGCGCCAGCGGAAACCGTGAGCGCATCGGCGCTCGTCATCAATCTGCCCTTGTTGCGCGAGCCGTCGTAGGCGACCCACGACCAGATCGGTATCGAGTTGGCCGCGGTGACTGACATCGAGCGCTCCTCGTCGGCAAACCGCGGACGATGTCGAGCGGCGATATTGTATTCAGATGCAACGCCGGCCGCACCGAGCGCCGCGTTGATCGTAGACAAGATCGATGCATTCGAAGCGCTCGTGTAGTCAGTGCTGAACGTTATGTTGATGGCGGGCCCGCCCTGGAAGGAAACCGAGAGCGCCCACGGGCTGCCAGTCCGGTTCCCCAAGCGCTTGCCCAAGGCGGTGATGAAGGTTGCGGCGCCAGCACCGACACCCATCTCAGCGATGTTGTTGTATCCCCATGTTTGCCCCGGCAGACCGCCCCCGCCCTTGCGCGAGTAGATCGTGCCGAACAGAGCGTCGAGCAAGGCTTGCGTGCCGCTGATCGTGACCGAGGACGCCGCGGTCGTATCAGCAGAAGCGATTTTCAGAGCGCGCTGGGGCGTGCTGTTGATAAGGATCGACGATACCATTGGCGAGTTACCGTGACCGGAGACCACCAACTGCGTGAAAGGGTCGGCGGGCTGGTTATCGGTCGCGGCCGACAGCCAAGGCATACCGTACAGAACGACGTCGCCATTCGAGCGGCAACCCACAACCTCAATCGTTGAGACCTGGCCGCTCCCGAAAGCGCCAAGGATAAGGGCTCGTGCCGTGTCGTGCCCTTCCGTGCAGATGAGGTCGCAATCCTCGATCAGCACGCGGTTCGGCTTCGCAAAATCCTTGTTGTCGTGGATGCCGATGACGCTGCGTGGCCCGTGCAGGGTGCAGCCGCGGATATCAAATTCGTTGCCGGATGACGTGCCAATTCCGATGGGACGGCAATTGTCCTGAGCCCACACGCCCGAGGGGTTGCCGCCGCCACCAAGGCTGGTCTGGTAGTCTATCGCGCCCTGGTTCCCCAAATGCTCGAGGTGGAGATTTTCGTAGGTGAACTTTTGGTCGACGCGGGTTCCATCACTGTCGGAGTGGATGACGTAGCGAGCATTTTTCACCCGGCCGCTGAAATCACGGTAGCCCGCTGTGTACCAGGAGATGATCGGCTGATCACTGACCGTGTTCGCGACAGCCGTGTCATCCGGGTTCATGTGCTCGATCACTGCCCGATCGCCGCCGGGGCCGATCCAATCGAGATAGGCCCGCCATGCCTGCGTCGTGGTGAGCGCCAGGTTCTGATAGACACCGGGCTTGAGCCGGACAGCCTTCGGCTCAGCCACTGTGCCGCTGCCAACTCCACTGTTGGCCGTCTGAACCGTAGAGTAGTCGCCACCCGAAACGGCCAAGGTCTTTTCGATAATGTAGGGGATGGTGCCGAGGATCTTGGCGATAGCTTCCGCTACGGCCAGCTTTCGCGTCGTCTTGTTGGCGGCCGCGAGTGCAAGGTCAAATATGCTGAAATCCGAACTGCCAGCGGTCGAGATCGTGGTCGCGATGACGCCAGAGAACTGCACGCTCTCCGGCGCGACGGCGTCCGAACCGGTGAAACGAACCTGCGCGCTCAACCCAGTCTCGGTACCGTCTAGCATCCATTCAAGCTCGTAGAACCGACGCTGGCCGATCAGAACGTTGTTGACGACCCGGAACTGGGTCGCATCGGAGACGCTTCCGGCCAAGGTCAGAGTCACTTGCGCGCCGTTCCTGGTAACGAACATGAAAGGCGTCGTCACGCGAGCGAACGATGCTGAAATGTCGAGGTAAAAGGCAGTCCGAACCTTGGAACCGGCGCCCTTCTTCGGCGCCACATACGTGTCGCTGATCAGGATGTTGGCGATGTTCGAGCCATCAACACCGTTCTGCCCGACGGCAAATGACAGGCCGATCGTGTTGCCGAAGCCGTCCGTAAGGATGGAGGAATCCCAGTTCATTACGGCAATCGAATAGCTATCGCTGAGTCCGATTTCCGAGCCGAGACCGATGATGCTGCCGTAGTCGTCAGCGCCCACCCACTTCCAGCCTGCAGGCGAAACCGACCAGCTATAGGTGCCCCGGTTGGAAACCGTCGCGCCGGTCACTGGATCAGTATGCGTGCCGGCGTCGTTCGTAACGCTGCCCTTCTGCCCGTTGCGGGTTCCGGTCACGCCAGAAAGCTCTGTCCACGTCCCATTGGTGACGGAATCGGCGTCGACCTCGAAGTCGTCGAGTTGCGCCTGCACGTTAGTCGCAAGATCGTCGAGCGCGCCTTCGATGACGCCGCCGATCGGGCGGATGGCTGCCTTGTCGGGCTGAGTGGGGCTCGACGTCGGGCCGTCTGCATAGACCGTGTTGAAGGCGTTCATAATTTCACCCATTAAAGCACTCCATAGGGAAGCGCTCCGCCAGGAAGACCCGGCAGAGCTTAGAATCCCGATTGTTTGTTGTGGTTAGACGACCGTGACGGTGAGTGGCCCGGATTGCGGCCCCGGCACGCCGGACCCGTTGTACGGAACGGCGTAGTAGTCCCAGACGCCCTGAGGCGCGCAGGTTGGTGTTTCTTCGAAGATGTAGCAGTCGTCGACACTGCCAACGGCGTCATTGGAAGCACGAATGCCGCCGCCGTTGTTCCCAGACACAGCGGTCAGAGAGAACAAGAACGTCCCGTTTGCCGCCTGTGTCGCGCCGAGCACGTTGCTGCCGCCGATCAGTGCCGCGGTGAAGTTGCCGGCGGTACGGCCGGATACCGTGAAGATCGACCGGTAAACCTTGCCTGCCGTCACACTGAACAACTGCGTGAGGTAGGAAGAGGACGCGGAGACAGCCTTGTTTCCCTTGCAACTGGAGATCGTCCAGTTGCTGCCCTTCGTCCAGGCCGTGTCGGTGTCAAACCCCGAATTGGATACGAGGTTAGTTCTGGTCGGGTCGCCGTGGGTGTAGGAGTAGCTGGTCGATCGAACCACCTCGATTGGCGGGCCGACTGTTGTTGCCGTATTGGGATCGAAGGCAGCCCCGGTCGCGACGCGATAAAGCTGCACCGTCTTCACGTGCGAATCGTTTCCGGTTGCCAACGAGAACGAGACGCGGCCGAGGTGTGGTGTTCCGTCGGTCACCGTGAACGACGTCAGTGCGATCGGCGCGACAGGGTCAGCCGTAGAAACGACTTCCTCGATCGCCGACCAGTCCGAATAGGCACCGCCTGCCGTCGTGAATGCCGCCTGGACTTCAAGCACCTGGTCAGATGGCACTACGTTGGTATTCAGGTTGACGAAGCCTCCGGAGGGATCAGCATCCGGAAAGGCCTGCTCAACCCACGCACCATGCGTCCCTAGGCCGTCGATGTCTTTGACACGATACCGCACGTGCGGCGTCAGGCTCGCATTTTCCGGGTCGATGATGACGACACGGATGTAGACCGTTCCGTTCTTCGGCTTCGCCTGCACCAGGTTGATGACCGGCGTGGGGATCCCGGCCGCGTTCGGCGCCGACGGGACGGGAGGCTGTGTCCCCTCGTCTGTGGCCGGTGTCCAGGCGTCGATGTTGTCGGGATGCCCCACAATGTCCATCGTGAAGCCGGCCGCCTTCGACAGAGCGAGAACAGATCGGCGGTTCTCGACCAGCTTGCCGTTCAACGACGGCAGCTGATTAGGTGTCTCCATCCGAACCCAGCGGGCATAGACAGCATTGATGCCAGAGAGGCGAACGTCGATTGAGCCTCTCACCTTCTCACGAAGCCGGAGCCAATCACGCTTGCCCAGCCGGCGCGCCTGGCGCCACTGATGCACCCATGGATATTCGGCCTCGTCGGCCAGCACACGCCCCGCTTTCAGTTGAGCATCGACGTCCTCGAAATAGTCGGTGTCCGAGGTGGAGTAATCAGTTGCCGGATAGGTGAACTTCGGAATGAGGCGGTTGATCTCGTCCTCAAACAGCACGTCGTTCTGCTTGTTGTAGCCGACGATGTCTCCATCGGTCAGGGTTGCGCAGCGGCTTTCGCGGAACTTACCGACAGTCAGGATGCGTGCGCCATCGCCGCGGGCGACGAGGTGACCGTCGCAGGTGGCCAGCATCGCATTCAGGCCGGATTTCGGCCCGTTTTCGGTCGTGTCGACGCCGTTGCACTGGTACCTCTTCTCGGTACCGCCGCCGGCGAGAGGAACGTCCTCGTCGCAGATGTCGGCCTCTTCCTTCCAAAGGTCGATGACGGGCAACAGGGCCTTGCTATAGTCGAGGCCATAGCCGAACTCGTTGAAGCAGAGGTGCCATGCGATGATGACGGCGCTGTTGCGCGTCCACTGCCAGGTGGCCGGGTCGTCAGGATCCTGAGCGGGATCGCGGAAGTCCCAGCAAAGCGCAGCATCTGCCTCCACGGACAATTGCGGGTGTCCGTACGGGAAAACCTTGTTCTGGTCCTTCTGGCGGGTGGCGGAGGCGACCATGAAGGTCGATGCCTGGCCGTCGCCACGGTGGTTGTTCGTCCAGAGGCCGACGCCGGAGAACGCAGCCACCGCCGCCGCATAGGGCGTCTCGGTCGGCAAGCCGAGACGGCTTTCGATCGTGACGTTGCCGTTACCGTAGCGCCCTCCGCCCGGTGATTGGACCACGCCGCCGACGAGTGTCACTTCATCGTCATGAAGCCAATATCGGTTTAACGACTTGATCCGATGCCCGAACTGAGCCTGCACCGCGTGAAGGTTCGGCCCAGAGCTCTCGTAGAGCATGAAGGCGCCGGCAGTCCGGACACGCCCCACTCCCCAGATCCGGTAAGGGATGGCCTGGGCAAGCGGCACCTTGAGCGCCTCGGCCTTTGGAGGCTTCGGAGCCATGAGAAGTTGCAGTCCGATCGTGAGAGCCGTCGTCGTGATCGCCGTTGCGACCGAAGCCGCGAAGGATGCCGCGCCCGCGGTGAACCCGATACTGGTAAAGAGCGACGTGAACAACGGGGTGAAGATCGGATCGAACGCGATACCGCTGTAAAGCGCACTGCAGTTTGCCAGGTCGAGCCCGTTGAGGATGTAACGGGTTCTCATGCCGGCATTCTCCAGATAGCGACTGATTCCAGTTTCTTCGCAGCCACGCCCGACGGCGCCAGCGTCGCCCAGAGCGGGCCGAACGCGACGGCACCAACCTCGACGAGGGAACCGTCAATGCCCGACGGCGCGACCACGACGCCGATGTCGCCGTCCTGCGCCTGGTCGACACGGACAAAGCCGAGTGTCTCAAGCTTGCTCCCGAAGAGAGCGACAAGCCCGCCTTCCCGGTCGATGATGGCACGCGCGCTTTCAGCATCCCGGTAGGAGCCGCGAAGCTCCTCCGCCGGGTCGATGCCGAGCCGTGCCGCCACCCAGGACGCGCAGAAGGTCGTGCAGTCGTCGCCATCCACCCCGCCCCACCTGAAACGGTGCTGGCAGGCCAGAAACTCGTGAATTTCCATCGATGTCAGTATCCCAAGGTCCAAGTGGGCTGGACGCCGCGGGCGAGACGCGCGGTCCCGTCGCAGAACAAATCGGTCGGCGAGATCGCCTTTTGATGAGGTGACGACCACAAAGAACGCGCGGCCCGTGAGCGGGTCGCCTCGCCGGAAACAACTGAGAGAGACAGCGTCACGGTTCGGTTCTGCCCTTCCTCGACTGGCGGGCTGATCTCACCTGTATGTGAGGCCGTTCCGTGCCAGATAGGAATGATGGCGCTCATCGGCTGGAAATACCGATCGAGCGTCGTCAGCCCCATGTGAACATCGGCGCCGCGCACCGGCGGCAGGCTCTCGATCGTCTTCGCCGAGGTCGCCGGATCGATGCCCGACAATGAGAACTCGACGCTATCGGCGGTACCGTTGACCAGGACCTCTAACGTGGGCACGCCGATCAGGCGGCCGCCTCCGAGGTAAACAGTTCCCGTAGGGTCGATGCTGTCGAAATTGGCCGGGATATCGTTGATCCCAAACCAGAGATGCAGGCCCGGGTCGGTATCGATCCGGAGGAAGATGCCGAGTTGGTGGCTGCCCCGCATCTCCTCAATGATGTTGGCGGGGACGAACTCCATTCAGAACGCCTCCACAAACTGCAGCGTCGGCCGCGACTGGTACCAGCCCTCGTAGTCCCACGGCAGCGTGAAGCCGCGCGGGAATTTCATGACGCACATCGGCCGAGCGAGCTCGACGTGGGTGCCGACGGTGACCGCCTCGCGCAAGGGTGGCGCGATCGCGAGCGTGTATACCGGGTTTGCCTCGTCCGTCTTGCTGATGACTTCCCAGTATCGGTAGGCACGCCAGCCTTTCGTCGGGTGGTAGATCGAGAACCAATCAGACCAGCGAAGCGGCCGAGCCGCGCCATAGACCCGCATTTTTATGATGCCAGCCCCCACAGCCGCCGCCTCGGTGATCTCACCATAGACGGTCGCCTGGCTGTAGCCTGCGCCATCGGAGAACATAGCCCCGTCGGAATGCGGGATGCCAGTGATGTGCGTCCGACGCTTCCCGTCAATGATCGGGAACGGGCCGATACCGTCGTTGATGATCGGCACGTTGAAAAAGCGATAGCCGCCGTTTCCGCGCGCGCCGAGCCAATTGATGACCTCGTGTCGCTCCGGATCATCGGCCTGCAAGACGCACCGCTCATAGGTCGCGACGACGATACCACCGCCGCTGGTCTCGATCGTGATCGATTCGCCGAGGCCGTTGACGCCGCCGTCGAGAGCCGACCCGGGATTGTCGAAACTTGCCCTGGTCGGGCGGAGATACATGATCGGTACTGTAGGCTGACCGGTGTAGACTGCCATCGATCAGCCTTTCTGCGATGAATAGAGCTTCTGCGTAGTGCCGAACCCGCCCCGGCGCTGTTGCTCGTTGTATTGCGACAGGCCTTGGCTCACGCCCTGTTGGACGAGGGAACGAACATGATCATCACCGTTGGCGCCGATGATGTGGACGTTCAGCGTGCCGGCCCCAGATGGACCGGACTGGCCTCGGTTGTCGTTCAGCGCTTCCATGAGCTTGTGATTGCTCACGACGCCAGAGCCCTGCGGCAGGTTCAGCAGTTCCGGCCCGCGCTCGCCGACGATCGAGAGACCGCCTGGGGCGTTGTCCGTCCCGTTGGCATAGAGGCCGATACCGCCGCTCATCCAGGCGCTCGCGAATTGGCCTGACGAGGCGAAGATGCTGCGACCTATACCGGATAGAGCCGACAGGAGGCCACCACCGCCCCCGGACGCGCCGGCGGCAAGGGTAGTGCCGAGCTGGCCGAGACCGTTGCCGAACTGGCCGAGGTTCCCGCTGGCCTTTTCGAGTGCGCCGTTGAACTTCGCCACATAGGCGTTGCCAGTCGTCCCGAGGACGTCTGCGCCCATGCCGCCCTTGCCGACCGAGCCGGGGCCACCGAACCACGCCTGCGCGGCGCCGGAAGCCCCATACCGATCGACATAGCCGCCGAAGCGATGGTTGAAGATCGCATCCTGCGCGCCTTTGTCTGTCAGGAACTCGGAGGCCGACATCGTGCGTCCGAGCGCGGCTTGCGACCATGGGCCAATGTTGTTGCCCATAACCTGATAGGCACCATAGGCACGGTCACCACTGCGAGTGATCGGCCCGAGGGCGCCATAGTTGCCGCTGCTCTCGATCGACTGGATCGCCTTGGCATAGGCCGAGATGCCACCGCCGGAGCGATTGTCGTTCGCAGCGCCACCGTACCCGAGGACAGCGCCGAGCGTGGTCGTGGCGCCGGAGATACCAGACGTGGCAAAACCCGAAGACGACGAAGACAGGGACGTGCCACCGAACATCGCATTGACCAGCGAGTTGGTGATACGCTCGATTGCCTGATCGCTTGCCTTTGCCAGCGCGTTGATCAAGGCGTTCTTGATCGCGTCGCCGAGGGCCTTTCCGATATCGCCGCCGCTGGACAGGAGACCGTCGCGCAGCTCGGTGATGAACCCGCCGATCATTTCCTTGTTCTGCTCGCGCCGCAGCTGGCCGCGGATAGCGTTGGCTTCCGGCGACTGTAGGTTCTCGTCGAACCCATAGCGGTTGAGCGTGCTCGCAACCTGCCGGTCCATAGCGCTACGCTCGGCCTGACGCTCCTGAAACGACATGTCGAGCCAGAAGTCGGCCTTTGCGTCCTGCGCCTGACGATACGCCTTCGTGACGTCGTCGACCTTCTCTTTCTGCTCTTCGAGCTCGAAGAAGTTCGGACGGCGCCCTGGTACCGGAATGTCGGTCAGGCGGCCATCGCCGTTTAGAATACGCTCCTGATCAGCGTCGCCGCTAAGTTCGATGTTCGGGCGACGGCCGGGCGTCGGGACGTTGAACGGCACGAAGTCGGCGGAGCGGAACGTGCGACCGCCTTCGGTGAAGGTGGAGCCACTGATGATGTCTTGGACGTTATCAGCGCCGGCAATGCTCTTGATCCACTCGCTCTGGGCCTTTCTCGCGGCCTCAAGGCTGCGATAGAAAGAGGCCGTGACGGCATCGACGCTCTTGCTGAAATCCTGAAGCGCCGGAAGTCCGTGCTTCTCGATGGCATCAGCAAGGGCGCTTTTCGCATTGTCGAAATCGGCAACTGTGGCAGTGCCCTTGGCAACCCGCTCCCGAAGGTCATCCCAAGCATAACCGAGGGTGCGAACGGTCTCGTCGGTACCGGGACGCGCGCGCAAAGCTGAAAACGCGGTGATGGCTTGGTCGCGCAATCCTTCGAGCTTCGCACCCATTTCCTCAAGCTCGCGGCCGGCGAGGATGCTGCTCGCCTCGCGACCCTGCGTGATCTTGTCGGCGCGGTCGAGTTCGTCGACATAAGCCTTCAACTGCGGCGCGGCGTCTCCCCACAAAGCAGCGGCGCGACGAATGATGTCGTTCTGCTCTTCGAACAGCTTGTTCGTCTTCTCGGTACCGCTTTCCGCGGTCATGAAGTACTGGATCAGGGCAGCACTGCCAGCAGTCAGGGCAATCGTGCTCAATGATACTGGATTGACCAGCGCGCCGAATGCCGCTGCCAGCCCCGATACAGGCTTTTCCATCGATCCAACGACCGACGCAAGCTGCGTGCCCTGCTGCAGGCCGATCATGAGCGGGTTCATGCCCATGGCCGCCGTGACGGCGATATCCTGAAACTGGAACGCGGCATTGGCCGAATTGAAGCCCTGCGCGCCGCCCCGGTTGCTGTTCGCGGCCTTCACGGCAGAGCCGGCAGCCGTGGCAGAGGTCTTCAGCCGTTCGAAGGCCTGCCGCTCCCGGTCGAGGGAAGCCGTCATCTCCTGCGCGGTGATAGCGCCGAGCTTATGCGCCCGCTGGATCTCGTTGACCGTGGCCTCGTACTGCTGCGTTGCCTGGGCGAGCGGGCGGAACTTCAACGTCAGACGCTCGACTTCCATACGGAAGGCGCGGACGTGATCATCCTGCGATCCAAACGAACGGCCAAGGCTTTCGACCGGTGGTAAGGCGGTGCGTGCGTCGTCGCCAGCCTTCTTCAACACCGTGCCGAGGCCAGCAGCTTCCGCCTCGAGCTTGTCGACGGCCTGCGTGGTACGCACGGCCGCCGCTGTCAGCTTGTCGAGATCAGCGGCGCCGGTAGCTGCCGGCGTGCTGTCGATCTTGAAACCAAGGGTAGCTTCGGACATCGCGTCTTACCTTCACAACGGTCAAATACGCAAAATCGACGGCCACGAAAAAGGCAGATCGACTCTCGGTTGTAAGTGTGATCCATTGCTTTAGGATCATCTTATGGGGCAGCCTAATGGCAGAAATTGACGACCACTTGGTGCCAACCGAAGGCCTGACGAACTCTTTCGTGGAATTCATCGGCCTGGAAAAAACCACTGGCGAAAGCGACGTGCGTTTAAAATTTGGCTTTTTCGACGAAGATCACGATCACGTCGGGTCATTCTGGGTTGATGTTGCTCCGCAACCAGAAGGCACGCTTGATGCTATGGTTGCCGAAGGCCATCGCCGAATGGTGGATGTACTCCGGCAATGGCTCTACGAGATGGACAACATGCGGAAGGCTTACGACGCCAAGGCTTGACACCTTACCGCCGTTTTGACGGGAAAAGCGCGTCGAACAGGCGCGCGGTGAGCGGTCGCTCGGAGACTTGTTGCTTCTCGGGTTCGGCCTGCTCTTCAACCTTCCGCGCCATGACTTCGCGGCGCTTGATGTCGAGAGCAAGGATGGCGTCGAGTTGCCATTGCTTGAGGACGAGGCCGCGAAGCCTCGCCCACTCTGCGATTGCGACGAAGCCAAGGGCGTTGGGTCCGTAGCCGTTCCCGGTGCGCTGCGCATCGAGTTCCTGGAACCAGAACCAGACCTGCTGGCCGGCCGCCGGAACGAAGAGCTTTTTACCCTCGTGCTGATCGACGATAAGCCGGCAGAGCCGATCGATCAGCCTTTTGTAAAAGACGCGCGGCGCGCAGCCTTCGCCTCCACCTGATCACGGATGATCTTGAACCGGGTATAGAGGTTCCGGACGTTTTCTTCGGAGAAGGGAACGACCTGGCCACCGATCTTCGGGTCCGGGCTCCAATGCGTGGTTGCCTTTGCGAGGATGGCAATCAGGCGGGCTTCGGCTTCATCTGCGGCTGCCTCGCCGAGGTTATCGCGCTCGGCGGCAGCTTTTGCGAACTCAGCCGCGACGTCGCGCATGGCCTTCTGCATGCGCTCGCTGTCCGGGCCGACAACACCGATCTTGAGACCGATCGGCTCGCCCTTCTCATTGAAGATGGTGATCTCGATGCCCGCTTCCTGAGACTGGACGAGGGCTTCGAGGCCGGAAAGGTCGACGAATTCACCAGCCATCACGCGCCACCTACCGGCGGTACGGTCAGAACCATCGAGTTGACCTCGACGTTGCCCTGCAGGAGGCGAGCCGTATTGGCGCCGCCGCCGTTCTCCTGTGCGGTCATGACGATCGCATAGAAGTATTTGAAGGTGCCGGTCGGAGCGGTCGTGGCGGTGTGGACGCCGTTCTGAGTGCCAGTCGTGGTGATGGCAGAGCCGCCCTTGGTCGCCGCGACCTGAAAGTCGTTGGCGCTCGGGTTGACCACATAATAGGTGGTGCCGGCGACTAGACCGGTCGGCAGGGCACCTGTCGTCGTAAACTTGACGGCAGTGCCAGCGACGAGGCCGTGAGCGTTCCACGAGATGACACCCGGCGCGGCGATCGTCATCGTTACCGTTGCCGTCTTGGCTGGCGGCGCATCGTCGAAGGCGAGCTTGAAGGGATAGTTGTAATCCGTCTTCTCGGCCGCGATCAGGGCAATCTGGCCGTCGTCTTCCGGTAGGATGACGAAGTTGTTCTGCATCGAGCCGGCGTTGCGGGTGCCCTTACCCTTCCAGTCGCGACCGGAGGAGATGATGGATTCTGTGATGAGCGCGGCCGCATCGCCGATCGCGCCCATGGTCTGCCAGCCTTTGATTTCGGTGAAGACCGTCGACGAAAACAGCGCCTCGTTGATGTCTGCATCATCGGGCACGTTGGAGACGGCCGGGCCCATAAAGATCTTGGCGCCGGCGACTGGATAGAGCTGACCCATGGTCATTTCCTCTTGTCAGGGAGGCCCTTGCCGAAGGGGCGGGAAACGGCAGGGCCAATCAGGCCGGAACTTGCGGGTAGCAGCGCCACCGGGTGGTGACGGGGATGTTGTGGTGGGTGTCACCGGTGACGAGGACACCGATTTCGGGATCCTCGTCGATGCGGACCTGCGTGTCGGTCCGGAAGAGTTTGGTGCCGCGGCGAAAGTGCGCGCGAAGCTGGCCGGCAAGGTCGTAACCGTTCACGATTGCCAGGCTCTTCGGCCACATGACGTTCGTGCGCATGAAGCCTTGCCGGATCGGGTCCATCTCAAGCGACAGGTCAGTCTCCATCGAGCGATTGAAATGGACCTCGCTGACAACGAACTTGCTGGTCGCCGTCGGAGCAAAGGCCACCCCCGGCAGCACTACCGTGACGCCGGCTGGCGGAACGAACGCCTGCGCGCGCAACACCAACGCCTGGTAGATTTTCATTTCCACGGTATCGGCCATCTGCTACCTCTTCCGGATGGCCGACAAAGTGTTGTCAGACACCGATGTGCATGAACTGCTGCATGAGGCGATCCTGCTCATGAGCAACAAGACCGTGCGCACCGAAACAGGACGTCAGGTGCTCTCGGCTGCGATCCGGGATCTTGATATTCTTCAAAAGGCCTTGATCATCATGACCGAGGGCTCGGACCCGCTTCAAAGCGACCGCGAACCTTCTCCTCCGCCCGCTTGACCGTCTGCGGCCAATCCTGGGCGGCTGCATCGACAAAGCCGAAGCCCTGCTGATTGTAGAGGCGGCCGAGACTGTCGGTCCCGACGAAACCGTAGTTCATGCGAGGCCCATAGGCGGCCTGAAAGCCGAGGTAGAGCGTCTCGCCGATCGATAGGTCGGCAATGATGAGCTCGATCTCCCCGGTGTTGTCCGGATACTCTTTCTCACCTTGGTCGACCGTCGGCATGGCCGTGGTCGAAGCCATCAGCGAGTTTTTCAGGTTACCGGTGTCGACCGGCATCCGTCCGCCGGCCTCGCGCGCAATCCTGACGTCGTTCGCCACCATCTGCGCTGCGGTGCGCAAGACAGCGGCCTCGCGCTCCTTCTCCTGTTTCACCCATTCAGAGACCTGTGCGGCGAAGGATAGGTTCTCAGCCATCAGCGACCCCGTGAGCGCGCGTATTCCTCAGCGAAATCGAAGTTGTATTCGACATGGCAACGACAGGCGATGATCTCGCCCGGGCCGGCGCCGAGACTGGTATCGCCCGGGTATCTCATCAGAGCGCCCGACGGCGATTGAAACGGCAGGTCCATACCGGTGACTTCCTGCGCATTCAGTACCTGGTGCGTGTGGCGGACGCGGCCGTCGCCGACCGAGCGCCAGCGGCGCGTGACCAGTGCGGCATCCCTGCCCGATCGATCCAGCCCCTGCTGATAAGCCTCATGCTTGGCGGCGTGAACCGATGACTGCGTTTCCGTCCGCGCTATCGTCTCGGCGCGAAGCTGGACATAGCGGTCGGCCAGGCGGCCTGTGATCTTGGCGACGGCGTCAGCCGGGAGCGGTTTGCCCTCGCGGATTGCCTTCATCACCTGCCGATCGAAACGTTTGTCGCGTCTGCTGAGCGTCAGGTAGTGCTTCATACCCTCGGCGTCGCCAGACAGCAGCGCGGCGCGCGCGTTCTCAACGGTGCGAGCCAGCGGCGACGTCAGACCGATCAACCCGCCTTCTCGGCGCTGGGTTACGCGGTTCAGCCTGCCGGCGAGGTCCAGCGCGATCGTGCGCGGCCCCTGCCCTTGAGCGTAACCGGCATGGATAGCCTCACGGGCCATTTCCTTCGTGTCTTCCGTTACGCGGGTGATCAACTGCGAGGACTGCTCGCGGATGATCTGCTCGGCGCGCTGATTGCTCGCGTCCCATCGAACGACGACACGGCCACCGGTCGGATCGGAGAGGCGCGGCAGGTTCTTCGTCACCAGAAAGCCGCCAGCATTGAAGGCCTCGCGGACCGCTTCGGAGAGCGGACGGAATGCTGCCGGGTCAATATGCAGCGCTGCGATGGCGCCCTCGATGTCCTGGCGCTCAAGCCGCTCGACGACCTCCTTGAGCACGATCTCGGATTTGATGTCCTCGATCGCCTCGCGGAATGCTTTCTCCATGTTCGGTGAAAGTTCGTCGATGAGTGCCTCGAGTTGCTGGCGAAGGGTGGCCATTTATTCCGCCGCGCCGGCCTTCTCGCCCTTCTTCGCCGGCTTCTCCTCGGGCATCTGCTCGGCGAGGCCGAGATTGATCAGCCCCTTGGCCATGGTGGCACCGCCGACCTCGAACTCGTCGACGACCTTGCCAACCTCATAGTGCGTGTAGGCCTTCACGAAGCGGATTTTCATGCTGCGATCCTTCCGACGAGAAAAAGGCCCGCAGAGAGCGAGCCGCACATTGGACAGAGATGTGGTGAGGGGAATAGTGGCCGGTCGTCGCGGTATGCAGTTGGCTCCCGGTGCGGGCTTACCGGCCTGCCGCCCATATGGAATTCCACCGCGCTTAGTCTTCCTCAGAATAGGTTGCTGCCGGCTAAGCCGCAATCCGCCCTTGGACGATGAACACGACGTTGGTCACGCCGTCGTATTTGTTCGGGTCGCCATTCACGATGGCGTAGTCGGTACCGTTGGCCGTGACGACGTCGCCGACGGTCGGCTCGATCGCCAGGCCGACGGCGGAAATGTAGATCTGCATGTCGCCGGTCTTGATCACCGTGCCGTCGATGTACCGGGTCTCGTAGGCCATAGGGACGAGCGTTGCCGCGTATGACGTGACGACAGGGTCACCGCCGAGGATGGGGTCGGGCGGAGTTACCCGCTTCACGGCGCCGGCCTGGCCGAACTCGGTGATGAGCTCGTGGGCCATCTCCTGCATTTCGCTGTAGAACGACATCAGAAACGATCCAGCGTGAAGGTGCCGCCCTTGCTGGTATCAGGCGTGAGAATGCAGCGAAGCGCGTCCTCAACCGCCGTCAGCACCGGGCGCAGGCTCTCAATGGTGATCGGGACGCCCTCTTCCGGACTGAAGAACTCGCGCTCGATGCTGCCGACCTTCTGCCGCTTGACGGACTTGCCGAGCGTGAGCGTCGGCGTCGAGGAGCCGGGGGCCAGCAGTTCGGCGAGCCCGAGCGCGTAGGCCGCCGTCTCCACGGCCGGCGGCGTTTCGTTTTCTGGTATCGGTTCATCGGCGCAGTGGTCGACGGCGCCCACACGCGGCCATGCGCGATCCTGCGTGCGAGCCGCCTTCTTGCCGGGGAAGCGCGGGCCGTAGATGCCGTCCAACGCTTCCGAGGCCCGGAGGAGTGCGGCCTCGCGCTGCGGGTCGGTGACCGCGCCAGCAGACCACGCCGCGTTGCCACGGGCTTGATGATAGGCCAGCGCGCCGGCCAAGGTGCCGTAGAACATCACTTGTCCCGCTCTTCGCGAGCCAACTCGCGCAGCGCTGAAAGATCCTCAATGCCGTCGTTCGGATCGAACTCGACTTGCATAGCTTCGAGTTCGGCGGCGATCTCGCGGCGCGTCAGGCCATTGGCGGCAGTTTCTTCTTGGGAGGCTTCCGCGATCTTGGCGTTGAGCGTTTCGAGGTCCCAGCCGTTGAACGGGCGCTTACCGACCACTTCGAGGTATCGGGTGCGAGCGGTGCTAAGGTCTTCGCCGTCAGCCGGCTTGGAACCGCCGTCCTTGCTGCCTTCGCCCTCGTCAGCTGCCGCCTCTCGCCGATCCGGATCGAACCGGGCGTCAATGATCTTGAAGCCGGAGGCGAGCAGTTCGCGCTTGCGCTCGATCGAGACCGGGTGCGGCTCATAAATGATTTCACGTTGCTTGGTCATGTCTCTGTTCCTCAACGGAGAATGGAGACGAGGCGGGCCGTAGCCCGCCCCGCTTCGGTTACTTGGTCGCGTCGCCGATGGTGATGACACCAGCGGTGTGCTTGATGTCGGTCGCGACCTTGTCCCAGTTCGTGCCGGTTGCGAGTTCCGCGTCGGTCGGGGACTTGCCGCCGTTGCCCTCGTCCCAGGTGTAGCCCTTGAGACCGAGGCCGAACGAATAGTCGACCTGCAGCGTGGTCTCGATGCGGGTCTGGCCGTTCTTCGTCTCGATGTTCGAGATGATGTCGCGGCTGTCCGAGACGGTGGCAGCATTGGCCACCAGCGAGAGCACCTTGAGCTTGTTCGGCGTGCCAGCCTCGTAAAGGGCCGGTGCGTCGGTGACGACGACCATCTTGCCGAGGATGTCGACGACGCGAACGTTGGCGGCCTGGAAAAGCTGCTGGGCGTTGCCGAGGTTCAGACCGATCAGCTTGTGATAGGCCGTGCCGTTCATCACCTGCGTGATGAGGTTGCCGGAATGGTCACCGAACTTTGCGTGACCGTCGTTCATGGTGACGTAGCTGACACCGAGGGTGGCCGATACGTCATTGGTGGCGCCGGCCTGGTTGCTGATCGCGGCGACAAGAGCCGACACAGCGGTGTTGAGCTGGTCGCGAAGCAGTGCCTCGGCGAAATTGCGCGATGCAACTTCGATGCCTTCGGCGGTCGGCTTGTCCAGCCAGGTCATCTGCGACGGCTCGTAGCGAACCGGGCCGAAGCCACCGGCGACCTTGACCGACGAATGCTTGAGCTGCGTCAGGTCGGTGGCCGAAGCGCTG